GTTCAGGCGTATCGTCTGATCGCGCTCGCCTAGCCGTCCAATCGACTGCGTGCGCTCGCACTGGAAGGTAGCGCCGCCGTCGTCAGAAAAATCAATCATAAGTACCGGATTGGCATCGCTCTCCGTGGTACTGTTGAGTCCCACCCCGGAAACAATGTCAACCTCCACGCCATCGACGAGAAGCCGGTTGGGGAACTTGTGGGAATGCGGGCAGTGTGCCTCAAGCACAAGTTCTGTGCCATCCTCAGTGTAGCTGTCAGCGTTAATGTAATACAGCTTGCCGTTGCTCTCGTTTCCGACGATGTACTTTCCGGAGAACTGTATTGCATAATTGGCAATCCAATGGTCATCCCCATAGGACTGCCGTTCGAACCACGCATTTTCTAGCCCTGTCTTTCTGGCTGTCGCCACATCGAGGCAATAGGTAAAATTGGCCCCCTTCAGCGTGTAGATCTCGTGCCCCTGGAAACTGTGCACGGAGCCAACCATAGTCGCGCGCTGCGCGTCCGTGAGACCGGCAATCGCCCGCTCCACGGCATGATTTGAGGCACGCTCAGCGGCGCCGTCCCTGCCATAGCGGACGATGTTGTTGTGATCGACCCAGATCAGCGCCTTTTCGAATTTGGCCACCGTATGCGGCCCAGTCAGCCCGAGTTCGATATCCTGCTGTACCGCGGAGAACGGAAACGGCTGTCCGGCAAGGGAGGTATCCGGTTGCCAGATTTCCAGGCTTTTCGTGCCAAACGCGTAGAAAAATCCGGCGTTCACGAATACGCGAACAAGGCGGTCCGCGCTCGAATTCATGTTGTCGAACGCGAGCGCGTTGATTGATGTCGCATCTTCAAAATCAGAGCAATACACCTGCCCGGTAGAGATGCCGAACAACATTCTACCCTTCAGATAGTCGATGCTGTTCGGAGCCGGAAGATCGGTATCCGCATTCAGTGTGATCGTCGATGAGCTCAGCACATAGTACTGTCCGTCAGAGGTCACGATACCAATCTGTGGTGTCGTCGCGCGGTTTCTTGCGAGAAACACCCGGCCGGAGCCGCTCAGCGACCCAATCAGTGTAGTGGTTCCAGAACCGTCGAATGACGCCACCTGGTTGCCCAGAAACGCAATCAACTCGGCGTCGGATAGCTCGATCAGGCCGCGCTCGGCACCAGCATACGTTGTTCCTGCCGTGTCCCATCGGGTCAGGCCTGGCGCACCATAGAGGGTGAACGGTGTTTTCCCGCTCTCGCCATTGATCTCGGTGTAGCCGTTGATCAGCCGCGCGCCAGCCACCTGGCCACTGCGGCCCCGAACGGTCGCCGAGGGCAGTACCAGCGGTATAGGCGTGCTCATGAGCGCCCCGGCACAAAGCGCGTAACTGGCTCACGCTCGAAGTCTTGCGCCTCGTCGCCAAGCTGCTCGGCACGCATGAGGATGCGATTGGCCACCTCACCCTCAATGCCGTAGGAGTCGAGCAGCCGCGCGGCTAAACCATAACCAATTGTCTCCAGCTCCTCCTGCGGGATGTCGATATCGTTGGCGAGGTCGTCCAGATCATCCGTGCGCTTATGATACGTGACCTTGAACGTCTCGGTCGTTACCGTCGCCTTGACCGGCCACACATATAGCGTAGGAGCGCCGCGCTGCGGATCGAAATAATATTGCGTGGGCGTGCCGGTGGAGGTCTTGCTTGGCAAATCGAAGTATTCTTGCCGTGTGAACAACCGCATGGGGAGATCATTGCTGCTGGTGTCGCGATAGCGGATCGACATGATGCGCAGCGGATTGAGCGTCGCGGCGAGATCGTAGGACGCTGTCGCCGCAACGAGCGATACGCTGCCCTCGACACGCTTCCAGAGGAACGGCCCTCGCCGCTGCCACGTCTTGAGCATCAAGTTCAGCTCCTGCAGCGCGGCGGCCGCTTCGTCGGCGTCGAGCGCCTGCGTCAGGGCGAGCACGTTGAGTTTCTGCAGCGCATAAACGATCACCTGACGGGCTGTCAGTGAAAAATCGTAGGAATTGGAGAGAGCCATTAGAGATCGTCAGCCGTCACTTCATTGGCGGAGAGGAAGACATCGTCTGGATTATTGGCGAACGGTACATTTTGGTCATCGCGCACGCCGCGCACGAAGTCCTGCGGGTGCCGCGGCTCCCAGCAACGCCGGCACACGCGAAGACCGGTCCACTCAAGTTGGATGTCGCTGGCGTAATGCGTGAAGCCGCAGCGCTGGCACTTATAAAGCCAGTCGCCCGCGCGCCACGTGTTACGGATGGCCATGAGATTACCTCAATGAACGAAAGCGGCGGGATGCCGCAGGGTCAATAACGGCATCCCGAACCTGACGCGGTACGTGGGAGGGCGCGTCAGGATTTCTTGATCATATGCAGCGTGATCGTATACGTACTGCCGATGTCGAAGCCGCGCGTAGTCAACACAATGTCGCCGGTGACACCAGTGCCGCTTTCGGCACTATTCTGCAGCAACGCGCGCTCAAAGCACAGATCTTCTTGCCCTTCCAGCTCGGCGAACGGCACCGAAGAATCAGCCCCCCAGGCAAGCGTGACTTGCCCTCCGCTGACGGCATATTCGATCTTGCGCAGCGCCACACGACGCGCAGGCGGCAGCAGTTCAGAAATGTCAACCTTGACGACATCGCTTTCCTGAACCGCATCCGTTGCTCTGCCGGTCAAATGGACGATAGCATTACGCTCGCCAGTGTGGACGATTTGAATCGTGGTATCCATGTTGCTCCAGACTACAGTTCGAATTCAGCCCAAACGAGCGAGATTTGATATGTCTCTGAGTCGGTTTGCGACTTGCCAGTACCGATATAGACACCTGGAGGCACTATAACAGTTCCATCAAAATCATAATTTCCAAGATATGCCGTGCTCTGGATGTGCCCAAAACCCAATGATTTCAGGAACGCTGGCGCGGTAGTTGTTGCAGAAAGCGTGAATCGCATCGCGCTTGCCTGACCGTGCCCCAAATAGGCGTTCTGCGATGCAGTAGCCGTGAAGGCGCTGATTGGCCCTCCAGACGCCACTTGAGCCCCAACGTTGTGTAGGACAGATAACGCAAATGCATCAGTGTGCTGCCCGACAGAGGCAGAAGTTAAGGCCATGTGGATATGCAGCAAAACCGCCAGCTTGTTGGAACCAACGGGATTCCAAAGCCCGAATTTTTGCGCTGTGCCATTAAATTCTGGCAAGGTGGTACCAGCGGCAGTCGTGGAGCCGATGAAGACGCGGCCAGCGGCAACCTCAGCGGCATATTTTCCGGCAGAAATGCCCATAGTGGGTCACGCTCAGAATGGCACTTCCGCCCACGCAATTGACATTGAGAACAGCGCGGTCTGCGCGATCGATGAGCAGACAAAGAACAGTTGGCCCGGTGGAATGATGATTGAGCCTTCAAAATCCAGGTTCCAGCCGAAAATGCCGTTTCCAGCGGTAGCGAACTCAATGCTGTGCCCAGAGAACATCGCCGCGGTACCGCCTGCCGTCAGTGTCGTTGTACCAGCAGGGCAGAACCTCATACTGGAAGCGTTGCCGCCCCCAAGAAGCGCATTCTTCGGGGTGCCGTCGTTGAATGCCGACAATGGGGCTGCCGTCCCAATTGCATAGCCAACGTTCTGGTTCGCAAAACCCAGAGACCCTAGCGCGATTGTGCCGGAGGTGTAACCGCCCTTGAACCATAGCGGAATTGCGTATTTGCCGGGATCAGTGTTCCAGATGCCGAACGTTACGGCCGTGCCGGTGGAGATCGGAAATGCCGTACCAGCAGCAGCAGTGGAGCCAATAAAGACGCGGCCAGCCGCGACTTCCGAAACGTATTTACCGGATGAAAGAGCCATTTTAGCCACCTATTTGCCGAGTTTCTTGAGAGTCTGCGCGAGCCTGGCGCGCTGGCCGAGTAGGCCGCCTTTGCCTGCGGCCGCGGCGAGCTTCGCCGCGGGAATGTTCTTGCCCGGCTTGGCGCCGAGCGACTTGCGGAGGGTGCCCGGCTTCTTGATGGCGCCCTTAATCCATTTTTTCGGAGGCTTGCCCATATCAAGACGCGGCCACAGCCACGGCCAAGCCAGAGGTCGCGGCGGTCGGCGCGGCGCCATCGATGTAGACGCGGCCGGACACCGTCGCGGCTTCCCAATCGGTCGCGCCGATCAGCGTACAATTGCGCAGCATGACGAGACCGTTCGGAGAGGTACCGGTCGCTACCGCAAACGCCTCAGTCATTGTGGTAGCCGCCGACTGAATCGGGTTGATAAACCAGCAGTTTTCGAACAACACCCAGCGGTCGATGCCCGTGGCCGGAATGTTGACAAACGACATCCCAGCCGCCTCAGCATAGGAGAGGATGATGCAGTTGCGGAAGGTGTTGCGCGTTGCACCGCCGGACAGCACCATTTCGTAGGTGGCTGCCGTGCCGCGGGCGATCGTGTCGAGCCCAATCACGCAGTTTTCAAAGAGGTTCTCACTGCCGGTCAACTTGAGGCTGTAATTGTCGGCGGTGTCCATTGTGTCATGGCCAATGCCGGCGAAGTGGCAATTGACAAAATGGTTGCGCTGGCCGCTTACCAGCACCGCGCCCTTGGAGGTGGCATCATCGACGCCGTGAAACACGTGGATGTTGGCAATCAGGCAGTTGTCAGCGCTGACCGTAAACAGGTCATCGACGTTGGTGGCGGTGGAGAGCTGGGCAATGCGGGAGCGCTGCGCGACCTGGTTGCCGGAGTTGACGCCGATGAGGTGCACGCCGTCCTTCGCCCACGCCAGGGCAGAGGACTGATAATCCGTGGTATTCGCCGCGGTGTTGGAACTCGCGATCATGAACACGGTGTCGTTGTGATCAGCCGTCGCCAGCGTCTGCGCCTTGGATAGCGTGGCCAGCGGCTGCTTGACGTTGGTGCCCCGGTTGCCGTCAGAGCCCCCGGAATCTGTTCCAGGCGCGCAGAAAAATGCCTTGGATGCGCGGCCAAACGGAATGGACGGCAGCAGCGGCACGCCGCCCATTGCAAAGGCCATATCGCCGAAAGTCGTCATGATAGTCTCCAGAAACGCGCACGGCAGCGGAGACGGCTAGGGAATGACGGGTCCCTCTACCGTGCGCCTGTTGCAGATTGTGGATGGTTGTCCGTCGTCAAACGGCGTTGTGTATGAGTTTTGCTTAAATCCAATACACAACGTGGGTTAGATGCCCGCGGAAGCGTAATAACCGCGGAAGTCCGTGTGGCCAACGCTAAAGCGCATGTAGGACGCAGCCTTGGCATTCTTCGTGTTGAAGTCGTTGTCCTGGTCGAACATCATTTCCTGGCGATTCATGAATATTGCCCCGTTGGGGCAGTTGGTTTTTACGAAATACGCGTCGGAGTCGGTCAGATAAGGGTTCACAATCGGCGCCTTGCCAAGCAGTCCCATCGTGCGGATAGCATTCACGGCATTATTCGCGGTGTCGTTTTGGTATTCCGACTTAAGCACTCTGGTTGCCTCAAACGCCAGCGCGGTCGGAATGACCAGATCATTCGGCCGCAACACGATATTGAGTCCGCGACTGTTCTTCGCGTTCATCACCTGGATCAGAAGATCTTCAAGCGTGGCTTCGGAGAAGTCCGCAGACGGATTGAGTTCGTTGGACTGCGTGCCGTCCACGGTCGGATGATCCGTCGCAAACGCTTCTTTAGCGTCTCCGTACGTGTACAAACTATTGAACCCGCGATTGAAGAAGTTGGAAGCGACAATCTGCCGTGTGGTCTCCATCGAGAACGCCAGCGCGGTGGTGCGGCGGCGCCCGACGACCTCATACAGGCAGTCCTGCTGCTCCTCAAAGGTGGCGATCCAGCCCAGTGCATAGGCGACGTGCGTATATTTCGTCACCGTGCCCTGGGTCTCAGAGTCGAACGAGATCGATCCGCCCTGGGTTTTCACAGGCGCCAGGCCGAAGCCGGTCACCTCGGCATCCTCTTCATACGCCTTCTTGGAGCCAATAACCTCAAACATTGCCGTGTGGAATTTCGGATGTTTGTCGTATTCGCGGCCCCACCAACGGCGCATCCCCTCCCAAAGTGCCTTGGGATGGTTGCCAGTGCTAATAACGGTCATTTGTGTTCTCCTTATGCACCGGCTGAGGCATCGACGTAGAAGTGATTGTTCAGCCGAACAATCCAGTCCGCGTTGTTGCCAATGTCATTGTCCGGGGTGTCGTCGAGGCCAACAATAATTACGTCCTCAGTTCCGTCGCCTGACGCCGTTACTGTCGCCATCGAAATTTCGATGGACGATTTACCGCTAGTCGTCGAACCGGATGTAAAAGCGGTGAGGTCCGCGGCATTGCCGACGATGCTGGCTGTAGGAACGGCCGCAGCGTCGTCCTGAACTGCGAACAGAAGGTTCGGATCGTCGGCGACGAGCAGATAGCGTTCCGTAGAAGCCGCCCGGTAGATGGTCGCATCGCGGCCGACGCCGCCGGCGCCACCAAGAGGTTCGACCCCCACCACAACGCCAACAACCGCGTTGCCAGTCGAGACGTTGCCTGTGACCGACATCACGCCCCGAGTATCAGCCGAGCCAGCGGGTTTCACTAGTCCGCCGAGATAGATTGCGGTGCTATCCGTAGACGGAACATAATAGCGGTTGGCCTGCCCGTTCCACGGCGCGCCATTCAAGTACCGCCGAGGCCAGAGGCCACGCGGGGTATCAGCATTTGCCATGTGAGAAAGTCTCCAGATTGCGAGGATGGCGCAGCCGCGTGGCCAGCCAGTTACGCTTTGTTTTCGGTGATCCGGATACCGCCCGCGGGCGTATAGAAGCCGTCCTGCGTGACAACCTCGCCCTTCGCGTTGGTAACCTGGCCGCCCCTGATGGCGGACATGCGTTCATCCAGCGCGGCTTGGTGCTCGCGCTTGTCCTCTTCGTCGTAGTCCTTGCGCTTGCGCACCAGATAGGCACGCAGCGGATTGCCAAATTGATCTACGCCCGCGTGACGCTCGATGCGGGAACCTGGCCCGGTATTGCGCGCGTCGCTTTCAGTCTCGGCGTCCTCGACAAAGTCCCAATCGTCATGCCGTGTTTTTTGTGAAACACGGCCGGGTCGATCCACAAGCCAGTGATAGCGCCAGTTGGGATCATTCTTCAGATGATCTGGCAGCGAAAACCGGAGGTTTGAATCCAGGCCGCTTCCCTGGCGCCGGCGGCGTTCACCACGGATCGCGTCTGCGCGCTTGGGCTTCGGCTCCTCTGTTGTCGAGTTGTGCGAGCCCTGCGAAACTACGGCGGCTGGTGGCCGCCCCCGGCGGACCTGCTTGGCGACATTCAGGTCGTTTGAATCAAAAGACATGCGTCAACTCCAATACGCCGATGCGGCGTCGGCTTTGTCCTTGTACAGCCCTTCGCTGATATGCCTTTCGAGGATGTTTTTTTCCTCGGACGGTATATCACCCCACGCCTTGCCCCCGCCGCGAGTTGAGGTGCCTTGCCGCTGCCCGCCAGTTTCAACGGCGTTGCGGCCTCCACCGCCGTTCTCAGACGCCTTCGTGAACTTTTCAGGAAAGCGCCGCATCAACTCCCGTTTCGTCCTGGCCAAATTTTGCGCGACCGTCAGCTCTGGTTCATCGTCGAGCAGTGCTTCGTGAATACCTTGGGCCGCCCGGTTCAAAACCTTGTCCTTGAGAAACCACGGATTCGCATCAACCCACCGCTCGACATCGGGATGCACTTCCTCCGCCTTAGGCGCAGCGCGCGTCTGCGGAGAGCTTTTGCCCGCCGTGTCAGCTTCGCGTTCTAAGTTATAGAGCTGTTCCTCGGCTGCATTCAGCCGGTCATATTCTGCGGTATCGCCGATCTCGACGGCTGACCGCCGGGCTGCCTCAATGTCGCGATACAGCTTTTGCCTCTGGGCAAGACTGAGCCGCTCCATGCGCTGCAGCCGTTGTTCAAACGCCTGCCGTTCCTGGTTCTGCGCCTTCTCCAGGCCCTTCACACGACGCTCCGTGCGCGTCAGCTCCTGGCGCAGGTAGCGCGGATCGCTGCGCTTGATGTATTCCTCGGCGTCGTGCCAAGCGTCCGGCTCGCCGTCGAACTCGTCCAATGGCTTCCAGCCCCATTCGCGGGCTTTTGCCTCAATGTTGGTTTTTTCCTTCGGATCGGGTGCACTGGTTTCCGACGTCTCGGCGTCAGCTTCTTCGTGATCCATAAAAAAACCGCCCTGTGGCGGCCCTCTGTCTAGTACTTGTTCGGTCTATTCAATCCGGAAAATGAAGAATTGCAGCAATGTCCTTGTCGTTGATCAGCCGATATTCCAGCCGTTCCTTGTGGCCCTTCGCATTCGTAAAATGCTGGCCCTTGATATTGATGCCGGCATATCTGGCGAAAACCACACGGTCTCCGACTTCGGGAAGTCGCACATGGTCTGGCCAATCATGATACGAAAATGCCGCTGGCGACATAGAGACTACCCTGCCGGTCATACTTGCAGCACGATAGCGTTCGTTTACTTCATCTGGCGTTGCCAGCCCAGCGCGACGAAAACTGGCTATGACATCGCTTTCGTCAGGCAGCACTAAAACCTTGAACTCACACGGACTTATTCCGCACCTCTCGGTGTCTATTAGCGCCATTGCGAGTTCTTCAACGTCCATGTCGTCACTCTGCATCATCAGTCCTTCAATAATTTTTTCATTTCCTCTGCAAGTGCTTCCTGGTCCTCAATTGCGGCCAGAAAGTCGGCCAATCGTGCGCGGGCTAACCAGCGCAAAACATCGGCGCGCTCGCGCATCTTCGCGTGCTCCGTTGGATTAGGACATGCTCCCCATCCACGCACTGCAAACGCTCCGAATGTCCGCGCCACTTCCCCCGGCAGAAACTCGCCAAAAAACCACTGTGCAACCGGGGATGCCGTCCATTCTTCCCATTCGTCAGGTTTCGGGATCATGCCTCTTCCGCCTCATCGACAAGTGCGGCTGCCTCAGCTTCTTGCTGCGTTTTGCGCAGTTGCGCCTCCTGCATGGCGCGCTGTAGCGCCTCGTCCTGATCCACAGCACCGCTCATCATCCGGGCGTGATCGGCTGCGGTGCGGTGCATTATGTCTTGCCGCTCGGCCTCTATCTTGCCCGCCTGCGCGGTCTCTCTAGCGGCTGCCGCCTCGGTCTGCTTGATCTTGGCTTGCGCCCCGGCCATCATCACCGGATCAGGCTCTTGCTGTTGAGCAAATAGCTGATCGATGTCCTCAACTCTCGCCGCCTGATAAATGCGGCGGACAGTCTCCACTGGATTATGCACCTGCGGGAATTTCAGCGCGGTGTCCATCACCAGCTGTGCCTGAGCCATTTTCTGCGCATCGGTGACCTGGGAGGGATCAGCGACAGGCATGATATCAAAGCCGCGAGCGTCGTAATCGGCCGCCATCGTGGGTTGCTGCAGCTGCCGGAGGATCTCTGGCGGCAACTGTTGCTGCCCCGATTGCTGTCCTGGCTCCTGCGCAGCCTGAGCCGCTTGCTGCTGCATCTGCTGCATGGCAGCGACTATCTGCTGCGGCGGCTCCCAATCGATGATTTCGGCGTATTCCTCTTCGTTTGGATAGCGCCGGTTCAGATCGTAGATGAGCTTCCCTTCCTGAGTCAGCGAGCGGAATAACCGCTTGATTATGCTGGTGAAGACCTTTAAACCCTGCTCGATCAGAGCCAGCAGCGTGGTTGGCTGCATGGTCTGGGCGCGGGCTTCGCCGGTCAGCACATCCTGCACGCTCGCGATCCCCTTGGCGGCCTCAATAAGCATGCCGAGCAGCTGAAAGAGGACGGGCGACGGCCCCGCGAATTGATGCGGCACGATGGCGTCGCGAATTTTCTGACCGGCAACGCCGACCATCTTCCATTCGTTCAGTGCGATACGGAGCTGCTGACTATCGATGTTCAGGCCGCTGCCGATAAAGCCGCCTCCCGCGTTCTGCAGGTGTCCAGCGTCGATCATCTGATTGAGAGAGGTATTCACCGCCTCGTTGATCGCGCGCAGCAGCCGTCCAAACCCGATGCCGTAAAAGCCCCCGTTTGGGTCAGGAAGGAACGGGTAATGGACGAAGTAGTCGCGGCGGTCGATGCGGACTATCTTTCCGTCCCGCTGCCTAACGCGGATGTCTTCCACATCGAAATTCGCGTATACCCGAACCACCTTGCCACTATCCTTGTGCACCGTGACAATCCACGGCTCACGGCACCCATCGCCGTCGAGGTCCTCCCAGCGGTGTTGCTCCAGGAACAGATGGGGCGCGTCAGCATCGCCGGGCGAATGCTGTGGCGACTCCGTTGCCGTGCTGTTGGGCACGGCCTGGCCGTACTCGAATTCAGTATACGTCCCACCCCTGATTTTGCCGTCAATCTCGTACGGATACAGCTCGAACTCGTGCGTGATCCGCGCCGCACGGTTGAGAGATTTTGTGGCTTGGTTGACCACCACATGCATGGCGCTGACCATCTCGGCCCTCACCTCGCCTGCCTCGGCATCCCAGCAAATTTTTCGAAAACCATCACCGAGGATTGGCATCTGATGGACGAGCGTATCGGTGTCGCTCTCCCAGTCCGGCATACGGAGCACCTGGCTCGACATATGCGTCGTGACGCGCTCGCCACGCGCCAGTTTTTCGCCATGCGGATCACGGCCGATGATCTTGGCCCGCCAGATGCGATCGCCGCTGACCACAGCTGGATACGCCCGCGCACCGAATTGCAGCGCTGCCGTGGTCATCAAGGGGAATTTGACGTTGCTCGCCCCCTCGAAAGGGTAGTTCTTCGACTCCGTTTTTTGCAGCACCGCGGCCATGGCCAGCCGTGCCTCTTGCTCCCAATCTGCGCGGCTGGTGCGGTCCAGCTGCCACTCATCGACGACACGCGCACCGATCTGGCTCAACGTGTCAGCGTCGAACTCGCTCCACACGTTGATGGCATCTTCGGCTGACCAGCGGGCGAGTTGCTCAAGAATTCGCTCGCCTTCGCTGGCCCTTCCATCCTCTTCGGACAGACCGTCGTCGTCTTCGAATGTTTCAATGAACGCCATCAACTGCGGCTCATAATTTCATAAACTTCGTGCTTGGCGTTGTTGCGCCGTAGCGCCTCCGCCGTAAATTCCGGCAGAGTATTTCTGCAAGGTTCACAGTCGCTATGCACGTAAATAGTGTAGTTCCTAGACCTATCAAAGCACATCAAAACAAACCCGCCGATTTCTATGTTATAATCCTCGCGTAGCCAGTCAACGGATTGGTCGAATTTCGATAAAACCGCTACATTGCGCTCTGGAACACTGCCACGAAAAATGCGCAGATCTGCGCCACCCTTGAGCCTCACGCGTCCAATGCGGCAATGAGGTGACATCAATTACCTGCGCCGACGAGACGAAAATACAGGATGTTCCTGCAACTCATTGCGGATTTCGGTGAGCGTTGTAGCCATCGCTGTCAGCCGTTCTTCGAGCCGGCTAACCCTGTCCATTTCGCGGCTCATACGGGACTGCTCCGCTTCCGTACGTGCCAGTCGATCTGACACACTGGTCACGCGATCGGTGTTTATCCCCCAGGAGATGCCGACTGCCACGGCGACACCAATCAGAGACGCCAGCCAACTGGGAATTGGCGCGGGCGCCATGCAATGATCTGCCATAAGACGTATTAGCGTCCAGCGCGCCGAGCGGCGTATCGCGTGGCCATGTTAATATCCTGTAATCGACGATCGGCCGTGCACCTGACTAGCCCGGCGCCGCTCTTCATCGTCCGCACGCGGGCGGTTGATTATCGACGGGAACAGCTCGGTGTACGCCCATACCAGCGCGTCAACGCGGTCTGCCGTGGTGTCGCCCTCAATACCCGCCGGCGTGAAGAGCACCATCTGATCTTCCAACGCGGCGAATGTGCCGACGTGGCTCACACGGCCCTGCTCGTACAGCGCCGCAATCGGCTCAGCTCGCGTGACCTTGCCCCGGCTGGCGTGCACCAGTATGACCGGCAGTAGCGGCCGCTCGGCACGCAAGACCGCCTCCACCATCGCGCCGCCCTGGTTGGCCTCCGCAACGACAACGTCCGCCTGCAGTAGATCAAACGCGGATATTGCGCGCCGTGCCCAGCCCATAGGACCGAGACGGCAGCTGTAGTCCCCCAGCGTGTAGCCGCGGCCATCGATGCCGAGGCCCGCGCCGATAATGCCGGTTTCGGCACCCTCTTCCGGAAACGCCCGGTTGGGGTCGGCTGTGGCCGGGTCAACACCAATGATGACCCGCGCCATGTCTGGCAGCTTGGCCCCGGCCGCTATCCGGCAATCGTCCAGACCTCGCCGTGTCCACAGCGCGCCGGGCACGTCATCAAGAATCTCGCCCGACAGCTCCTGGCGGCCTAAGCGGGTCCCCTCATACCGCGCCGTGATGCGCTTTATGAATTTCTCCGAGAGGTTGAACCGGTTCTCGGTGGTGACCCCGCGTGTCGTTACGGTGCTCGGATCGGCCATCAGCTGCTTGATGATCTCGATCGGCCGCGGCGTTGTGGTGACAATCTGCCGGGGATCGTCGCCAAGCCGGAGTCCGAACTGCAGCATGTCCCACGCCTGATCGGCGTATCTCCACTTGGCGAGTTCGTCGGCCCATGCCGCGTCATGCTGTGGGCCGCGCAGCTGGTCGGGGTCCTCGCCGCTGTACAGCGTCGCCACCGCGCCATTTGGCCAGGTCAGGCGGCGTTTGGATGGCTCATAGGCCGGCCGGAACGCCTTGGGATGCACATTGAGCACGCCGCTCTCCCCCTCGACAATCACGTCGCGGCAATCCGCGGCAGTCTCGCCGATCAGCGCCAGGCGGCCATATTTTCCGCCCTGCAGCGGGGTATCGCCACACACGACGCTGCGCACCCATTCGGCAGCGGTCCGGGTTTTCCCCCAGCCTCTCCCCGCGAGAACCAGCCACGTCGCCCAGGCCCCCGCCGGTGGAAGTTGCTCAGGACGCGCCCAAAACGGCCAGTGGTACAGGAGTTGCTCCCGAACGTCAGGCGCCAGCTTCGCAATCTCCTTCATCCTCGCCGGTTCTGGCAGCGAGGCGAGTAATTCGGCCGGTGAACGCATCGAGCTTCAGGTTGACGTTGATCGGGCTTTCGTCGTCGCCGCCAATCGGCTGCGTCGGCTTGCCCCAAGCGCGATCGAGGATAGCGTTACTGGCGGGGACCGATGCTCTAGGATCATCAGACCGCATCCAGTAGGCCAGACGTGTGACTGCCTCGACGCTGTATGAGCGGGCGAGGTCCCGGACCTCCATCGCCACGCGCGGCCGTCCGCCTGGGTTGCCGGATTTACCCTTTTGAAACTGCCCGGCGCCCGTGTCGCCATCTGCGCGCGTCGGCCGGCCGGTCCGTCCAGTCGTCTTTTTTTGGGCCGCCATCGCTGACTATTTGCAGCCCTTTTTCGTACCGCCCTTCATGCTTCCTTTGCCCTTCATACCGCCATATGCCCCCTTGGGCGCGGCTTTCTCAGGCTTCGGTTTCGATCCCTTTGGCATATCGTTTTCCCAATAAAAAAGGCCCGCCGAAGCGAGCCTACAGGCGCAGTGCGCCAATATAACGATTTGAGGTTATTTCATGTCGCGGCGGTTGTCTATCTCTTTTTTCAACCGCCATCCAAAGGGCAGCTCTCCATCTCATTGAGCAACGCGGCAACCGCTTCCGCTTGTGCCCGCGTGAAGCTAACGCCATGCACATCCGCAACGCCTGAAACATGCCAGTC